GAGAGGGGTACAAAGCACTTAAACAAGAGATACAATGGGAGAGATAACAAAAACTGTAATAATAGATGTAGATGATAAAGACGCTCAAAAGGTAGTTAAACAACTTGATACTGGTTTAACTGGTCTTGATAAAAGTGCTAAGAAAGGCGCACAAGGCGTAGGCGGAATATCAAAGGCTTTTAAAAGTCTTGGGGTGGCTATGAAAGCTGCTGGTATTGGTTTAGTTATCGGTGCTTTAGCAAAACTTTCTGAGATATTTATGCAAAACCAAAAGGTTGCTGATGGTTTTAATACAGCTATGGAAGCACTTAGTATAGCTTTTAATGACTTTGTTAGTTTTATTGTTAATAATACAAGTGGTGTAGTAGAGTTTTTTAAGGCAATATTTGAAAACCCTAAACAATCACTTATTGATTTCGCGGATGCTTTCAAAAGAAATATACAAGAGAGGTTTGAAAGTTATTTAGATACGCTTGGTTTTTTAGCAAGTGCAGTAAAAAAAGTATTTAGTGGGGATTTTAAAGGTGCTTTAGAAGATGTTAAAAATGCTGGTAAGGAAAGTATTGATGTTCTAACTGGGGTCAATAATACTTTTGACAAAGCTACTGAGTTTGTAGGCGAAGCGACAAAGGCTGTGAAGAATTACGCAACAGAAACCTTTAAAGCTGCTTCTGAAAATGTAAAGTTAGCAAACGCAGCGGAGTTAGCAGCGGTCAAAAATCAAGGTTTAATTGAGAAGTTTGATAGACAAGCAGAGCAACTAAGGCAAATTAGAGATGACGAAAGTAAAAGCATAGAGGAACGTATTAAAGCCAACGAGGAGTTGGGCAAGGTCTTAGACGAGCAAGAAGCAGCAATGAAAGAAAACGCTGCTATTGCTGTTGCCGCCGCTGCTGCTGAGTTATCTAAAAACAAAGAAAACATAGAACTGCAAAAAGCCTACTCAGAAGCCTTAAATGAACAAGCAGCTATTGAAGCTCAAATAACTGGCTTTAGAAGTGAACAACAAACCAACACTAACTCTCTACTTAGAGAGCAAAAAGAAATACAAAACGAACTTGCTTTAATTGGTAAAAGTGAAAGAGATATACAAAGAGAAGAACTCAAGCAACAATACTTAGAGCAAAAAGAATTAATAGACAGACAAGTAACAGACGAAGAACAAAAAAACGAACTATTACTTATTGCTCAAAATGAGTTTCAAACAAAATTAAAAGAACTAAACGATGGTTTTAGAGCAGAAGATGTAGCAAACAAAAAAGCTAACGATGATGCTAAAAAGAAAATAGATGATGCTACTAAAGAAGCACAATTAGCTAACGCGGAACAAACTGGACAAGCTATCGGTACTTTAGCTGGTATCGCTGGTGAGGGCACTGCTGCTGGCAAGGCTTTAGGAGTTGCTTCTGCTACAATAGACACTTATGTAGGTGCGAATAAAGCCATAGCGCAAGGTGGGTTCGCTGGTATTGCTCAAGCCATAGCAATTATTGCAACAGGTTTAACAAACGTAAAAACAATCTTAAGCACTAAAGTACCACAGCCAAATGTAGCTGGTATAAGTAGCGGTGGCGGTGGTTCTACACCATCTGTTCCGCCAGCACCACCAGCTTTTAATATAGTAGGTGCAAGTGATACAAGCCAATTAGCAGACGCAATAGGTGGACAAACACAGCAACCAGTACAAGCTTATGTGGTGGCAAATGATGTTACTTCAGCACAGTCTATGGATAGAAACATTGTAGAAGGTGCTTCGTTAGGATAAATACAAAAAAAATAAATTAATTTATATATTAGTATGAGAATAGTTGAACTAGTTTTAGACGAAGATCAGGAGATAGGTATTGAAGCTATTAGTGTAGTTGAAAACCCGGCTATCGAAGAAGATTTTATAGCTTTAAAATCACAAGAATTTAAATTAGCTGAGATAGATAAGGAAAAGCGCATTTTAATGGGAGCTTTACTTATACCAAACAAGCCTATCTATAGACGCAACGGTGAGGATGAGTATTACATATATTTTTCTAAAGATACTGTCCTAAAAGCTTCTCAAATGTACCTGATGCAAGGTAAACAAAACAATTCTACATTAGAACATCAATACGAGTTAAACGGGTTAAGCCTGGTTGAGTCTTGGCTTGTGGAAGATAAAGTACATGACAAATCTGTAAAGTATGGCATGGATCTCCCGTTGGGAACCTGGGTTGGTGCAGTTAAAGTTAATAACGATAAAATTTGGCAAGAGTTTGTAAAAACCGGTAAAGTCAAAGGCTTTTCTATAGAAGGTTACTTTGCTGATAAAATGGAAAGACCAAAAGAAAAGATCAATGATTTTAGTAGTGATAAAGTACTACAAGATCTCGATAAAAGCGAAGCCGAATATTTATTAAGTGAAGTTAAAGCTGTCTTAAAAAACGAAGACGTAGAATTAGAAAGCTATTCTGACTATCCTAGCGGAGTAAAAAACAATGCGAAAAGAGGTTTAGAATTAAATAAAAAAGTAGACAATAAATGCGCTACACAAGTTGGTAAAGTTAGAGCACAACAATTAGCTCAAGGAAAACCAATAACAAAAGAAACTATAAAGCGCATGTACTCTTATTTGTCTAGAGCAGAAACTTATTATGATGAAGGAGACACTAAAGCTTGTGGAACAATATCGTATTTACTTTGGGGCGGTAAAGCTGGAAAACGTTGGGCTGAAAGTAAACTAAAAGAACTAGGTGAAATAGAACTAGTTAGTGAAATAGTAAACGACTTTATGGCTATTATTGACGATCGTTTAGCATACGCTACTGAAGAGTTAGCTATTCAAGCTGCAAAAGATATTGGTTGTGAACAATACCATGAACATGAGTTCGAAGGTAAAACTTGGTATATGCCGTGTGAGCAACATAATTTAAAGGCTCCGTGTCACGATGGCTACGAGCAGTATGGAATGAAAATGAAAAACGGTAGATTAGTACCAAATTGCATACCAATTAAATGAAAAAATTTTTTAAATTTATAACACCAAGTAAAACTAGTCCAAAAAGCGGACGTAGAGGTGGTTGTCTTTGTAAAGATAACACTTATAAAACAAAATGCTGCGACGGGAGTCTTAGAGCACAAGGAATAGGTAACATATAAAATAAAATAAATAAAAATGAATACATTATCACGAGTATTAAAACAATTACAAAAAACAGAGCAGCTTGTTAAAAAGACTGAGTTGTCAATGAACAAAGTAGAGTTTGCGGCTGTTGATGATATCGAATCACAACTTAGAATTTTAGATAGGTTATTCGAAGAAAGTGCTAGCCGAGGTTTGATGGTGAAGAGTCTTGTTGATGAAGCTGAAGATTTAGAGGAAAGAATGGATGATGCTGGTTTGGAGATTAATAACATGGCAGAAAAAGTATCTACTGCTAATAATAAGCTAGACCAATTCTACAAAGATCAACAAAGTAAAGAAAAAGAGTTAAAAAGAGATATTGAAATTTTTGAAAGTGATTTAAAAACTTTTAAAGACGACTTAGTAGATCTACAAAATGAGCAAAATTCTGTTATAAACGCTATTGATAGAGACATTAAAAACCTTAAAAATATTGAAAGCGACTTACTTAAAACAATACAAAAAACTGAGTCTATATTGAAAGAAATAGCTAAAGCTGCTTCTGATCTTGGTGTTAAGCCTAACCAATTACCAGCTTATACTAAAGGTGAAAATAAACTTAAAGAAGCTCAAAAACAACTTAACATGATAAAGCAAGATATAAAAATAGCACAGGCATCATTTTAAAAATACAAATTTAATTTTAAACACTTATATATTAACATGAACACTAATGATATGATTGAAAAAATCAAGAATGTTCTTAACTTATCAGAAGAGGTAAAGTTAGAACAAATGAAGTTAGAAAACGGAACTGTTTTAGAAGCAGAGTCGTTTGAAGCTGGAAAAGAAGTCTTTATAGTTACTGAAGACGAAAAGGTAGCCGTACCAGTTGGTGAATACGAATTGGAAGACGGTAAAATGATAGTAGTAGCCGAGGAAGGAATTATCTCTGAAATTAAAGATGCTGAAGCTGCTGAGGAGGAAGTCGAAGAAGTAGAAGCTGAAGAGGAAAAGAAAGAAGAGGAAATGGCTTATGCTACTAAAGAGGAACTTGCTGAAGTTAAAGAAATGATTGAAGAGATCAAAGCTATGTTAGAGCCTAAGGAGGAAATGAGTGCTGATGATCTTGGTAATTTAATGACCGAAGAGCTATCTAAACACGAATTAAGCGAAGTACCTGCCAACGTGCAGGCTGAACTTAACCAACCAGCTGCTGAACCTATTAAAGCAAACCCTGAAGTTAAACAAAACAATGTTAACTTTAAATTTGCACAAAATCGTAAAGTATCAACTTTCGATAGAGTATTAAATAAAATAATTAACAACTAAAATTAAATAAAATGCCAAACCCAACAATTACAAGCTCCAGTTATGCTGGAGAATTTGCCGGGAAGTACCTAGGTGCTGCCCTTTTATCTGCTTCAACTTTGGATGCTGGAGCTGTAACAATCTTGCCTAACATCAAGTATAAAGCTGCTATGAAAGTAGGAGTTATGTCAAACTTGGTTCGTTCTGCTGATTGTGATTTTGATTCAACTACTTCAGGTCTTACATTGACTGAAAAAGTATTGACTCCAACTGAATTGCAAGTGAACTTACAAATCTGTAAAAAGGAACTACACGCGGATTGGGAAGCTGCTCAAATGGGCTTTTCTGCTTTTGATGAGTTGCCACCTTTATTCTCTGACTACGTTATTTCGAGAGTAGCTGCTGAAGTTGCAAACGCAACTGAAACTTCTATCTGGAGTGGTGCTGCTGGAGAGGGTTCTTTTGATGGTTTCTTACAAGTTGGTTTAGCTGACGGAGATGTAAACGACATTACTGCTCAAGCTATTACCTCTAGTAACGTAATTGCTCAAATGGGAGCAGTTGTGGATTCAGCGGTTGCAAATGCACCAGCTGTTTTAGGTAAAGAAGATTTAACTCTTTACGTTTCAACTAACGTGGCTCAAGCTTACATTCGTGCTTTAGGTGGTTTTGCATCTAACATTGGAGCCGCTGGTACTGATAACAAGGGTACACAATGGTATAACGGAGGAGCTTTATCTTTTGAAGGTATTAATATCTTTGTGGCTAAAGGTTTTGGGAGCAACAAAATGTTGTTGACACCTAAGTCAAACTTGTTCTTTGGAACTGGCCTATTAGATGACAGAAACGAAGTGAAAGTTATTGACATGGCTGACATTGACGGTTCACAAAACGTAAGAGTTGTAATGAGATATACCGCCGGTGTTCAAATCGGAATTGGTAACGATATCGTACTTTACTCTTAATAAATTAAATTAATCAACATAGATCAGGGTAGGCAAAACTGCCTGCCCTTTTTTATTAAATAAAAAAAAATATGGCTTGTGCAATAACAAAAGGTAGAGGGGTTGGATGTAAGACCGCCTTTGCTGGAATTAAAAATATTTACATCTTAGACTATGGGACAGAAGTAGCAAATGCAACACCAAG